CACATTTTTTTAAAAATTTTTTACACAAAAAAAGAAGGGGCAGGATAAAATCCTACCCCATTACTTTATGATTTTTTTAATCTCCTCCATATCTTTTTTTAATTCTGTTTGGTCCTTTTGCATTGATTCCAATTGGTCTACTATCTTCTGCATAGTAGTTCTATAAATTTCAAATGTCTTACTATCTTTCCATAGAAAATACAGTAAAATAGCCCCTACTACACCATATTCTAGTAAAGTTTTTTCCATAATATCACCTAATCCCTAACATTTTATACCAATGGTTATAATATTCCTTAGCCTCCTTAGTTCTATCAATTATAGCTCTATCCTTGTATCCCTCATTTTTCAATTTAGTTTTCCATGATGTTGCTCCAAAACATTTAACTGCCATATAAAATTTTCTTCTGGTCCTATTATCTACTCCAGTTTCTTTCATAATAAAGTTAAATATCTTATCTGCAAGAGTTCTGTTTATCCCAGTATTGTTATATGTAGAGTATAAATAATCATGCACAACTGCGGCTTTTATATATTTTCCAAAAGGATTATATAACCATTGTAAAGAATGAGGTACTGATGCCCCATCTGTTATAAAAGATTTGGGTACTCTTATCAAGTACCCATTTATGTCATAAACATACTCTTCTAGCAAAATTGCCTTTCCATTTGAAATTGGTTCCAGGATTAATTTAGTTTTCTCCATCTTCCTCATTTCCTTTGATATCTATTTTTCTACCTGTTCCAAATATATTAGAAAACTTTTGTAGTGTTGTTTCTATAACATCAACCATTCTTTTTCTACTTAAAAATCTTCTAATCATAATTCTAGCAAAAAATGGAACAGTATTTGTTCTTTCTATTATAAAATTTACTGCTGCATCTAGCTTTTTAAGATTATCTCCATAATTAAAAGATGTTTCTGCATACACCACTGCATTATCAAAAATTTGCACATACTTCTTTCTGTTATAAACCATATAAGCAACTATTCCAGCAGCTAATGCCATCCAGCACCATTGTTCCCAAGTAAAACTCATAAAAATTGCATACACTTTAAAAAACATACCATAAATAAAATCTTTCATAATTTAAACCTCCTATTTTTTATAATAACTGCCTAGCCAGACTGTTTATTATTTAAAAGCTACCTTATCTGCACCTTTTATTTGCCAATGTGGACCATCTTTAAAAGATACCCAACAATTCCCACTCCATTCAATACCATATTTCTCTAATAGACCTGCTTTTTTAGCTGTGTTATATATGTCTTGATAGTAGTGAAAATCTCTCCAATCCCCTTTATAAACTAATTTTTCTACAATCTTTTCTACTTTTTTACCATTTTCTATCACTGTTATTTTTACTTTTTCTCTTACAAGAACTCCAATATCTGCAGCATAACCAAGACCATCAAACTTAATTTGATGATTAGATTTTTGTTTATAGCCATCTGCTTTTGTTACTTTTATTCCAGGTAATATTCTACCTTTTTGATATTCTAAATTTTGTTCTGCTGCTGTTCTAACTCCTGCTGTAATTTTAAAATCCCAAGGGCTTATTAAAATTAACTCTTTTAAAAAATTTACCAGGTTTGGATGTACTCCTTTTAATTTCTCCAAGCTACTTTGTGATAAAGTGTACATACTTATCAACTCCTTTATTTCTTTATATAAAAATTATTAAATTGACCTCGTAATTTGCTATTTAAAACTATCAAAAAAAGGTAGCTATTATAAAACTACCTTTAATTGATTTAACTCTTTTATTCCCACTTAATATCTTCTAACTCATTTATTGTTTCAACTTCTTTTATTTTCTTAGTTATAGCAGTGTATTTATTTTGTGCTGCTATAACTCTTAATATCCAAGAAAAATAAATTAAATTTAATTCCCCAAGTTGGATATCTACAACAGAATTATTTTTTAATCTCCAAGGTGTTGTTAGAGATTTTAAAAATTGTTTTAGCTTTCCAACTTTCATTGCCATTTTTATTTTTTCTTCTAGTTCTGTATCTACAGAAACGCCTAATGTATCTAATGCTTGTTTTATTACATCATAGTCTTCTATTTCTCCAGCAATGTCTAATGCCATTTTAACTCTCATAAAGTTAATTTCATCATAGTCTTTCATCTGAAATACTTTTCCATTATGTTCATAGCTTCCAAACATTTTATCTAGTAGTATTTCTCTAAACTTATGTCTAAAAGTTCTTTTAATATCTTCCATATCTATATCCCAAGTATGTGTAGATATGTTCCACGTATGATAAGAGCTTGGCTGTGGTACAGTCTTTAATTTCTTATCTTCTATGTACTCTCCAGGAGCAAGTTGAACCTCGATATCTTCTTCTATAAGTTCATCTCTACTCATTTCCCTTATAGTGCTAGTTGCTGCATCATAAGTTGGATATTTGAAAGGTTCATTTCTCTCAATAGCAATATAATCAGCAGGATTTAATTCTGGATAATCTAAAAATAAATTATCACCCATAAAATTTTTAACTTCCTCTGCTGTTAAATTAACAGTAAAAGCAAGTTTTGATTTTTTTTCTTTTGAATAAATATAAAACATAATTATTCTCCTTTCAAAAATTTAGTATTTTAGGTTATCTGTTCCATCACAGATGAATATTATAAATCTGAATAAATTGGAAAATCTAATCAAAACTGATAATTATAATCAACACAATTCTGGATATTTTGAGTTATTTGGAAGAGTAATCTACTATGGAACTTTTCAATATAATGGGTCTTCTAGTTATACACAAGACTTTATGTTGCAAAGAGAAATTCCAAACTGGCAATATGCTAATGTAATATGCAGTTTAAGAGAAACTAATCAAAAATTTTCAGATAAAAATTTTTCTGCAAAATTGAGTAATTCCAATAAATTATCTATAAGAGCTAATTTATCTAATGTAGAATCAGTAACTGTATCTTATTTAATAATAGCAAGAGTTTAATTTAACTTAATCTTAAAAAAACTATATTTGCTTGTTGACTATTATCTAAAGCATGCGTTCTACTAAATTTTATGACATCTTCTTTTGATATATCTACAACTGTTGAAATTGTAGCTGTTTCTTCATATCTATTGAAAAATAAAGCAGGGTTAAGGTCTGTTTTTGCTATAGTTACGTTATTTTTTAAGATAGTTACAAAAGAAGAAACTTTTTCTACAGCTGAAATTCTAGCTGTAAAAATAATTAAATAAAGCCCAGATTTCTTGATTTTAACTTCATATTCTTTATTGCTTAAAGAAATTTTATCTAAATCTATATTTCCACTTAGTTTAGATCCCCATTCGTATGTGGCATAAAATGTTAATAGATTTTCCAATCTCTTACGATTTTCCCAAATAGATAGTTCTTCAAAATTCTCATCTGGAACACTTACTCTTCTATTTTGAGCTTCTTTACATATATAGAATTTTTTGTTTCCTGGAAAATAGTAAACATTACCTTTTGTTGCTTCTGTTAATGGAAATTTCCCGTCTTCTTTTCCAAGTGCAGAAACTACTCTATCATCTATTTCTAATGCTGTTCCTTTATATCCCCCGTTTTGCGTGTAATTTTCTTCAAGATATTCTTTATTAATCCAAGTGTTTTTTCCACTCCAATTAATAATAGTAGCATCTGAGTTTGTTACTTCCATTCTAATATCTATTTCAAAAGCTATCACACTATCAGTTTTTGCTGGAATGTACTGAGCATTATCTTCATTACAATACCAATACAAGCAACCATTAGAACTACTGTCATTTACATAAATTCCTATCTCTTTTAGATAAAACCCTTGTGTTATATCATCATTAGTTATCTGAATTGTTAAATTAATAGCATTATTTTCTTGTTCCTTTTTTAATATTCTTACATCTTTTTTATATGAAATAAGAGATGTTTGATTTTTTGGATTTTGTCCACTTACTATAGCACCATCTCCTATTTCTACTTTTAAAAATTCTACAGCTAATTCATTTGCAAGCCTAGTTGCTAAGTAGTCAGCACCTTTTTTTGTAAGTCCTCTAAAAGCCATTTAAACCTCCTTTTTTAATCTATAAACTAAAGTATTATTAAATACTTTTTCTCCAACTAGATTAGTTAGTCTACTATTTTCTTTTAAAACCTTTTTAGCTTTATAAATTACCATGCTCATTACATTAATTTTCTCAGATTTTGTATGAATTACATTAACTACTCTTAATCCTAAGTTAGCTGGAATCATAGGTCTTAATTCTTTGTATATACTGTAATCAAAATCATTAAATTCCTTTTGCTTTTCTAATCTAATATCTAATTCATATTTATCATTAAATAAAATTGGAATAGCTTTTGTCTCAACATTTTGATAATAAGTAATTAAAAATTCTTCTAACCATCTCCAAGTATATGGAAGAGTAGCATTCCATTTTATATAAACTCTCAATTGTCTATCTTTTAAATTATCAGTTGCTTTAGGATAAATGTTCATCATTTTTTCAAATTTAGATATTCCTAAAACATCTGTAGAAAATATAAAACCATTATTAAAACTTCTTCTAATTTCATTCCAAAGTTTTGTTAAATCTACATTTTCAATATTAAAAATAGCTTGTATTTCTTTATATTGCTGCATAAAATCGGGTAAATTATCATATAAATTAACATCTTTAAAGTTGGACATAATTCCCATCTCCCCACACTGGAACTTTAAAAGAGTCTAGTGTAAAGTTTTGAGCATATCCATTTACCTTGGTTTCCTGAATATCTATAATATTAGGATTTAATGCTAAAATTCGTGATTCTATTATTGATGTTCTGACAATTATCTTTTCTGATTCTTTGAATTGTTTTCTTAACTCTAAAAGATATGCTTTTAAAGCTTTATCAATATCAGTTTTTATATTAGTAACAGATAAATCTTTTAAAGTTAATTTCGTAGCAATATAAATTTTTTCTTGTACTGGAGTATCAACTGTAACTATATGCCCTATAGGAGCTAATCCTTTCCCTGTTTGGTCTTTAGTCGGGTCCAACACTTCTTGGATTTTAGAAATTAAAGATGTAGAAGCTATGTTAAATTCACTATCTAAAATAGTTACTCTTACTGTTCCTCCACCTTTCCAAACAGGAGTTACTTTAACTACACCTACCCCAGCTTGTGCCATAGTTTTTTCTTCATAGTCTTTTATATTTCCGCCATAAGCCTGTAGATTAAAACTATCTAAGTATCTTTGCCTAATACTTTCAGTTTCTTCTTCATCTTCACCAGGAATAAGCATCTCTGTGATTTTAGCTGATGTCAATCCATGAACATAATCTATTGGAACTAAATCTCCTACTGAACCATTAGGTTCTTCTCCATAAGTTTCGCACTCCAACATATATTCAAATGTTCCAGTAGGTAATTTTTTTATAACGATATAATTGTAGATATCTAAACTAAATCTACTTCCAATAGTAATATCCATATTAAAAATACCTTTGTATACTCCAACACTTGCAGATTTTGGTTTTATTCCTCTTTCTGCTGCCCTCCTTATTAAAAACTTTCTACTTGCTGTATCTCCAAAAGTTTGCTGATAATATTCAGCAATTGTTAAATACATTTGAGCTTCTTCTAAAGAGTTTCCTGCTGTAGCATCAAATACTACTGACCCTTCGCGAGTATCAATATCTTTACGAACCCTACTTAATTTATCATTCAATAAATTTTCATAAGTCTTATCCTCAAACATTATGCTACTTTCACCTCCTTAGCTATTTCAATATCTCCAAAAATTGTTTTTGCTGTAAAAGTCATTGCTAAACTTTCTCTTTTCTTTGTATCATCAAATAAAAAAGACTCTACTGCAATAATTCTTGCATCTTGCAATAAAGCCTCTGATACTCTTGATACTAATTCAACCTTACAATAACTTTTAGACTTCCCAAATAAATCTTTTAGTTCTATTCCATAATTCCAACTATAAATTGGATATTCATATCTTTCTGTATTTAAGATTTTATAAATAGCTTGTTTCATAGCTTCTTGTCCATCTGTTTTACCTGTAATTTTGTTTCCAAAGATAGCCATTTTATAAGTCTTAGTTGGAATAGCTTCCACTTCTGATTTTATTTCAACTCTATCATTTCTAACTGGTAGCATTATAATCACCCCCTTTAAATAAAAAAGAGGAGCTTTTATACTCCTCTTAGTGTTTAATTAAATATATTTTCTAAATTCTTCTATTGCACTTTCAAAATATCTAAAATTAGGAATTTCTTTATTACAATACTTTGCTTTTTCATGAACCCAATATCCATTTTGTTCTGTTTTTAAGTTATATTTATTAGAAATGATACCTATCTTTTGAACAGATACTCCTAATATCTTTGCTATTTGAGTGGCAGTTATAGTTTTAGCTTCCACTTCTGGTGGTGGAATTAACTCTCTACCTGTTAAAACTTTTGTTGCTTCTGACACTAATATTTCTTTATATCTTTCACTTTTTGAGAATGGTATTAAAGATTTTAACATTTTAGCCATTCTTACATTTGCATTTTTTTCCATTATTTCAAGTCTTTTATCTTTGTCTACACTTGATTTAAGTTCTTTAAGTTTGAAATACCCCTTAACTAATTGTCTTTGTATTTGCCAACTCAAATCATCTGTAAATGTTTTCACTAACATTAAATAACCACTTTCAGTAAATAAAGGTATTTCTTTAACATTATTAGGTATGAAATCCTGAATCACTGATTGTGATTCAGAGCTCTGAATCGTTTTGAACGATGCTAAAAATTCTTTTGAAGATATTTTAAAATAATCTTCATTTAAAATAAATTTATCTTTATTCCTATTAAATTGTTGTGTAATTTCTCTGGGTTCTCTGCCATGTACTTTTGCTATATCCCAAGCAGTTACTACTCTTTCTTTTTTATATTCTTTTATTCCAAGTTCTACATTATTTATTTTTACTAATTTATTTTCCATTTTTATTCACCTTACCTCTTTTCTTTTGACATTTTATCCCTTGACCAAATCCAAACATAAATGCTTTATGTATCATCTCAAAAATTCCTTTTGAATTATCTCTAATATCATTTAATTGGTCAAATGTCATATCATAATAAGTTGTTAAGTGTTTTCTACTTTCTTTAATTACCTTTTCCATATTTGCATACATTAAAAAATACCTCCATTTTAATTTTTTAGTTGCCAAAATAGAGGTATGCAGTGTATAATATTTACATACCAATACTTTGGTGGGATAGGAATTGTAATCTTTCTCAGGGAGTGCAATTCCTATTTTTTAATTTTTTCAAATTCATTTTCAATTAATTCTCTTACAGTTTCAGAACGACTTTTATTTTTATCAGAAGAAATATCATCTAATTTTTTTAAAATATTCTTATCCATTCTAACTCTAAGCATATAATCTTTATTAGAATTTGTTTTATCAGTAGCTTTCATAAAATCACCTCGCTTTGTTGCTACAAGACAATAATAACATCTTGTTGCTACAAAGTCAAGAGAAATTTTAAAAAAAGAAAAAGTTTTTTATATCCACTCTCCTTCAACAATAGGATCATCTATTCTATCTAAAATATAATAGAGTTGTCCTCCATCTTGTCTTATTAATACAACTTTTTCTCCTTTTCTTAAAGAATAGTGCATCATAATTTTTTTACGACCTTTATACTCATGTTCATGGTCTATTGGAATAACATTACTCCCTGCATCAGGGTGATCATGAGTTGTATCCCAAGCTCCATAAATACTATCAGTACTATGTTGTACTGTAATATCAACATAATAATCTCTCACTAAATGAGAAAGCATTAATTGGCTATCATTTATAACTTTTTTCTGTTCTATTCTTATCTTAAGAGGGTCAACACTTTCAACTGTACCAAATTCTAGTTTAGATAGTTTTGAATTTTCTAACATATTAGAAACTATTTTTTTAATTGCTTCTATCATTCAATATCAGCTCCTCTCAATTTTAAATCCATAAAATGTTCATCCTTATTAAAAGTATGCTTTACACTTTCAACAAGCATATAATTACTAACCTTAATATCTCCTAAGTCTAATTTTACAACTATGCTTACTCCCGCTCTAACTTTTACATTACCAAAGACATTTTTAATAGATAAACTTTTAAATTTTCTATTATAAAGCTTTAGTAGTGAATCAGCTTTTACTTGTGGATTTTCTTTTTCATCTACTCTATCATAGTATTGTAAGATACCCCATTTCCCATAAGTATGATTTTTTATTTCTGCTTCTGTATTAGGAGATAAAAATATTTCTCTTAATCCCTTTTCTTTATTTTCTCTAGTTAATTTTATCTTATTATATGTTTTATCTATAGATGAACTATATGAAAAATTTTCTGAAATAGTTTCATCAATAAATATTCCTTCATTTAATCTTAGACTTTCAACATCTTTTAATGTTATTTTTCCAAAATCATCATAAATAACATATAATCTTTTTGTATTTTGTAATGTTAAATTTAAAGCAGTTAAAATAACATCAAATAAAGCAACATTATCTTCCAATCTTTCACGAATAACATATTTTGTATCTTCTATTTCACCACAATTTAATTTAAAGTCATCAGCTATCATTTTTAATACTTCTGATGCCTTTTTATTCTCATAGTGATAGATGTCTTTATTTTTTAAATATCTCAACTGGTCATAAGCAGTTACTGATAAAATTTTGTCTCTATCTCTTGAAATCGTAAATACAAAACCATAAAAAACTTCTTCATTCTTATATTTTACTGTTACTAAATCTCCTTCTTCAAATTGATTTAATTCATCAAAAATACATTTAAAAGTAAATTTCCCAGGAGTTCCTTTTCTTTCTGTATCCCAACATGCACCATCAAGAATGGCAGGTGCAACTGGACCTTTTTGAGTTTTTATTATTAAATCTAAATCTCTATTCAAGTCTTATCACCTGCCCAACTTTTATATCATGTATGGAGCTTAATTTGTTTAATTCTTTTAAAAAATTACATTTATTCGCATCACCTAATTCTTTTTTTGCAATAATATAAAGAGTGTCTCCTTCTGTAACCTTATAGGTTCTTTGAGTTTTTTTTGATGAACTATCTCTAGTTTTTGTAGATATGAAAGTAGTTAGAGATAAAGCTCCTCCAACTCCTTTCGCTCCTAAATTTACATATTTAAAAAGAGTACTTTTAACATTTTTGTATTCTTTTAAAGTTACTGATACAACAACATCTCTACCATTTCCTGCTTCTTCTTTTATTTCATAATTTTCAAGAGATACTAACATAGTTGTATTGTATCCTGAGCTTCCAATTGCTCCCTCTCTAATTACTATAAATCTGAAAGGTTTCTTTGAATTTTTTAAGAAACTTAGCATATTTAGATAATAATTGATAGGTAAAAGTACCCCTCTTGCAAAAGGGTACTTATATGCAGGCAAACACATATCAAATGTGAACTCTTTCAAACCTTCTTCTTTTAGAATGTTAAAATCTCCATCATTGATAAGTGTCACAACCTTATTCTTATTATTAATTTTAGTTGTAATGGAAGAAGGAGTGATAGGAACTAATATTCCATCTAAATAAAAAATATATCCTTTATCTATCATAAAATTATTCATAACTTCCCTCCGCTGCTATTGCTATACTTTCTTCCATTCTATTAGTCATATAATCTACAATATCATCTAAGTCAAGAGCACTAGAAACATGCTGAGTTATTCCACCAACATCAACTTTAACTTCTGCTGTTGTAAATCTATTAATAGCTTCTCTTTCAGCTAAATCCCTTAAATAACTAATTTCATCATGTGATAAATCTAACATATCACCAGTTTTTTTAGTGTTTTTATCTATATTCTTTAAAAGATTATTAGATTCAGCCATAGATAAACTATTAGTATTGTCTTGAAATGTTTTATCAACAGCTTGCCCTACTTGTCCACCAAATAATTTATATCCATTATTAAATGCTTGTCCATAATCTTTTCTTTCAAGTAGATACTTTTGGACATCTACTCTTGAAAGGGTAATGTCATTTCCACCAACTTTTTCATTTACCCAATCTCCAATAGAAGTTTGAACACTTTCTAATTTGCTTACTGTATCTGTACCACAAATAGTATCTATTATAGAACCTAACCATTTAACTTTATCTATTAAGAAATTAATAAAGCCTAAAAATAAATGTGCCACAGCTTTAATTGGATGCTTAAATACATTTGCAAAAAATTCAGCTATACTAATTCCAACATTAGCTATACTTGCAAATAAATAAAGAGAGGCATTAATTAATCCAGCAAAAATATTATATATATGTGCCCCCATTACAAAAAAACAACCAGCTATAAATCCAGTTGCAGAGTAAGTTTTTCCTGTTATAGCATTAATTACTGCTGTTATAGAATATATAGCAGCTATAACCAAAGCAATTCCTGTTAATATCCAAGTAATTGGACAAGCTAGAACAGCAATATTTAATCCCCATTGGGCAGCAGTAGTTTTAGCTAATGCTACATCAACTGCACCAAGCATAACTTGTTTAGCCAATAGAGCTGCATTGTAAATAGCTGTTATCCCAGAAGCAATAGCTGTTTTTACTGCAATAAATCCCATAGCAACTTTATATGCCGTCAATAAGGTCAAAACTGTAACTAAAATTGGTTGAATAGGTCCCCATATCTCATAGAGGACAGTTCCCACCATAGATATACCTTTTATAAGCCAATTTATCATAACAAAAGCTTTATTTATAAAAGATGAAACTCCATCAATAAACCCTTGAAATCTTTGACTATTAAAAATATTACTCATAGTCGAACTAATTCCCATAAAAGAATTAACAGCATTGTTTTTAATTTTATTAACTACATCGCCAAATGTCATTGGAATTGAATTAAATTTAGTATTAATTTCATCTGACATTGCAAATACTGCATTTTTAATTACATCAGCTGTTATCAAACCATCTTTACTCATATCTTTTAAATCTCCCATAGACTTTCCAGTATATTTACTTATTGCTTGAGCTAATAAAGGAGCATTTTCCATAATACTTTTAAATTCATCTCCTTGTAATCTTCCAGAAGCCATAGCTTGAGTTAATTGATACATTCCTGATGTTTGTTCTTGAGTTGATGCTCCTCCAATTTTAAAAGATTTTGCCATTAATTCAGAAAATTTTACAGTCTCCATATTGCTATTAAATGCTTGTGGAGCTAATAAACCTAACTTAGAAACTACACTTGCTGTATCTAAGAAACCTGCTCTTGAATTTTTAGCAGATTGAAATATAGCTTGTTGTAATTGGTCTGTTGTTTGCTTTCCATCATTCATTAAATTTAATCTAGCCATAGTTTGAGTAATATTATCTGAAGTATCTAGTCCAACTTTTAAAGTTTGTATTCCTGCATACAACCCTATAAAACTTTTAATTTTTCCATATAATGAATCTGCTTTATTAACTCCTTGACTTAAAGCATTATTAAATATATTTTGTTTTACTATATTATTTTGTATTTCTCTATTAATAGTTTTTTTTACATC